CAATCATACTCTGGGTTATTATATAATTCATCCGCAATTGTATCTGGTCTACCGCCATCTACTATTTCATACTTATCAAAGATAGTAATCGCTTTTCCCAGATCATCGCGTAACTTTACTCTTCTGAAAAGATTTTTGACTCTAACATAATCAGTAGAAGAGTTTCTAGTCTCCAGAGGAGACTGATAAAACATATCAGGAAGTTCTCTAAAGTATCCCATTTTAGTAACCTACTCCTCCTCCTTTTAAGTTATCATAATCTTCAGCATAGATTGGATTGAGTTCTTTAAAAGTTAAACTCATTTGCATGTGAACGGGAGTTCCGTCCCAATATGTTGCATATGTTCCCGATGCTGTATAATTCAGTTGTATATCAACAAGAGCACATGGTTTAAATTTATTCAAAAATGGATGCTCTTTTGCTCCCTTCATATACTGGAGTTGGAACACATATGGAGCACTAATTAAAATACCTTTTGATGAACCAGCACCAGATGCTCCACCATTATTTGTTCTTGGAAGCATTGATGTTTTAAATGCTTTTATAATTTTCATTACCATTTGACCCTCATCATAACTTCTTGGAGCAAAGTCGAACGAGAATGGGAAGGATCTCAAGTTTACTCCTTGAAACAGAAGTTCTAAGTTTGGGTTTAATACTTGTCCTGTTGCTCTTGAGATTAAAGCTTCTGGGCTAGATCCAACTCCAGCAGCAGCAAGTGCTGCTGTAATTGCTTTTTTAGTATTAGCATCAGGAACTTTACTTATAATCTCATCAAAAGCTCCACCAATAGCTGCTACTCCTTCATTAGCAACACCTGCAATTGCGTTAGCTCCTGCTGACTGGAGAGGATTCAGTCTATCTTCACCCCAAGTAACTGAATTACTATCGCTGATATTATTTGGAATGGGAAGAGTTATGAAATATTTAAGATTTTTTTTGGAAAAAACAGCGTTAGATCCCAATCTATCAGTGATATCTGCAAATTCAAAGAGACTTGTTCTTATCTCTTTAGATATACCTTTTTGGCTACTAACTTCCTTTATTAAATTCTCTGAAATTTGGTTACCAACTTCTTGGTTTTTAAATGGTTGAAATTCTGATGGTTTAAATTGTCCAACTGTAATTCTTAAATAATCAGTTGAGTCTTCTATTCTTTTTAAAGGATATCTTAAAATTTTATCATTTGTATTCGTATTCTTAGCTCCAGAATTCGTTCCAGGATTAGAGGTTTTGGATCCTGAAGTATTCTTACTTGAAGTTAATAGATTATCTAGTTGTAAGGCTTGACTGAAGTTATTAGTAGCCATTATAAGCTATTTTTTAGTTATTTAGTCTCAATTTGCCAAAAGGTATCATTTGTAGATCTTTTATTTCTGAAGGATAAACCTCAAAAAGTCCACCAACAATTTCATTCGAAGTATATTGTCTTACTTTTCCATCCCAATGAAAATTTTCTCCACGAAATCCCCAAGGAAACACCTCTGTTACTGCTACTAAAGGATTTTGATCGTAGTTCAATCTACTAGTTTTGGCGTTATAGATGAATATGTAAAATTTTCCAACCTCTGGAACTTTAGATCCTTCAGTTAAAACATCCATTAAAGAAACCATGAGATCATCTGGATCTTCGTTTCCTACAACGCTTTCAGCAATTCCACGAACACGATTAACGTTTTCATCAGTATCTGTAGGTTTGTTATTCTCTTGTTCTTTAATTTCTTGTTCGTTGATTTCTTCAGGCATTACTTAATACCTAATTCTTTTTCTGTAAAGACTCTGAATTCATATCCTCGATCGATACACCATTCTTTTGCTGCTTCCCACTTTGCTTGATTTTTAGCATATTCATATGCTTCACGAATATAACCTTGAGTTTGTCTCTTTGGTTTTGGTGGTGGAGCAGTTTGTTTTTGAGGTTTAATTTCAATAATGTATTTTTTGATCTGTCCAGTTGACTCTTTTACTTTGATGTAAAAGTCTGGAAAATATCTATGGGGTTTATTGTCTACTGGGGACCGATACCACACATACATCTCTTCACTTCCCCACTCCAAGATATTTTCATTTAGATCGCAATATCTCATAAATTTTCTCTCCCAGAGGGAGCGATAGATAATATTAGATGGATCTCCTTTGTATTTTTTGGGATATGAAGGTTGATATTTTCCTTTATATGACATCTAAATACTTAATAATGTAATACTCGTATAAGGTATTTAGAGTGCCAGCACCTAGACCAAGAAAGATATCAGATTTCAAACCAACGTTTTCAAATCTTGCTCAGACATCTCACTATCAATTGATTTTTGGTGGATTGTCTTCTGAATTGAGATCTCATTTGAGAATTAGAGGAGTTGATTCTAGATTCATATCCGATACCGTTGGTCTCTTGTGCAGTTCTGCTTCTTTACCAGGAAGTTCTCTTGGAACAGCAGACATCACTGGTAACTTCATGGGAGTTGCCGAAAAGATGGCTCATAGTAGACTTTTTACGCAAATTGATCTAGAATTTTATGTAGACAGTGATTATAAGACGATGAAGTTTTTAGAGCACTGGGTTGAGTTTATTGCGAGTGGATCTGGAGAAAATCAATCATCCGATGGGTATTATTTTAGAATGAGATATCCAGAAGAGTATAAGTGTAATCAGACAAAAATAATTAAATTTGATCGTGATTATAAAAAGTATATTGAATATACTTTTTTCGGTATGTTTCCAATAGCATTTAATTCGACAGCAGTTAGTTATGCCGGATCAGATGTTCTGAAAGCATCAGCTTCATTCAACTTCGATAGATATGTTTCTGGATCTGTGAGAAGTGTAGACATCAATCGTGGATATGATAATAACAAAGATGGATTGAACAATACTGAACTTACTAATCCATTCGCATCACTTCCAACTAATAGTGAAAACTTAAGTTATAATGGAGTTGTTATCGATAACAATCCTTTAGCAGAAACTAAAATTACCCTTGAGAGCGGGTTTAAAAATACTGGAGATGTTTCCTCATTCTACCCTAAATAAATTACCTGAAGTCATCATAGGTTTATTATGCCTTTGCCAAAAATTGCAACTCCAACTTATGAACTGGAGATTCCTTCATCAAAGAAGAAAATTAAATATAGACCATTTCTAGTTAAAGAAGAAAAAGTTTTGATTCTTGCTATGGAAAGCGAGGATCCCAAGCAAATTGCAGAAGCTGTAAAAACTGTAATTTCAAATTGTATTATTACTCGCGGTATTAAAGTGGAAGAACTTTCTACTTTTGATATTGAGTATTTGTTTTTAAATATCAGAGGTAAGTCTGTTGGAGAAGAGGTAGAAGTTTTAGTTACTTGTCCCGATGATGGAGTCACTCAGGTTCCAGTTGTAATAGGACTGGACGAGATTAAAGTTCAAGAAGACAAGACTCATACTAGAGATATTAAACTTGATGATACTCTCAACATGAGAATGAAATATCCATCGATGGAAGAGTTTGTGAAGACTAACTTTTCTGTTACTGGTAATATTGATATTGATGATACCTTCGATCTTATATCTTCTTGTATAGAACAAGTTTATACTGAAGAAGAATCTTGGTCATCTAAAGACTGTACAAAGAAAGAGTTGTTTCAATTTATGGAACAACTGAGTTCTAAACAATTTAAAGAGATTGAGCACTTCTTTGAAACAATGCCTAAACTTTCTCATACATTTAAAGTAAAAAATCCAAATACTGGTGTTGAGAGTGAAGTTTTATTGGAGGGTCTATCTGCTTTTTTCGTGTAGGTATGGCTCATACTGATCTTGAGTCATACTTTAAAGTTAATTTTGCCTTGATGCAGCATCATAAATATAGTTTGACAGAACTAGAAAATATGATACCGTGGGAAAAGGAGATTTATCTTACTCTTCTCAAACAGTATATTGAAGAAGAAAATCTAAAGGAAAGAGCAAGAGATGGCGGAAATCTCTGATATTCAATTAAATAATATCAGCACTAGGTTAGAAAAGATTTCTGCCCGAATGAATTCGTTCGGCGGTTCATTAACAACAATATCAAATCAACTTTCTGAAGCATCCGCATTAGAGCGGATGAAAGAGCAACAACAGCAGCAAAGAGATAGACAACTAGCAGAGCAAGAACTAAGAGCTGGTAAAGAGAGCACTTTTGAGAAAAAGATGCAAAGTGCTCTCATCAATCCGATGCAGAGAGTTGCTGCTCCAGTTCAAAATGTTTTTGAGCGATTAAAATTATTTTTCACCACAATGTTCGGGGCTTGGTTAACCAACCAAGGATTCGAAGCTTTACAATCTTACATAGAGGGTAATCAAAAAAAATTATTAGAAATACGAGATAATGTATTAAATGCATTCAGAAAGATTCTGGTTGTTTATAGTGGAATAAAAGTTGGAATAACCACTATAATTAGAACTATAAATGGAATATCAAGTTTTATTTACAATGGTGTTTATAAGGGATTAATTCTTAGACCATTTACATCTTTAATGACTTCACTTAGAAATGCTATTACTAGAGGAGCGAATGCATTAGGGAGACTTTTTGGAGCTGCTCCAAAACCTTTAATTACCCCACGAAAACCACCAAAAGGACCAGGACCTTCAAGAACCGGGAAATTAGGTTTCTTCGGAGGTTTGGCGACAGGGATAGAAGCATTTCTGAATCTAAGAAATGGTGAATATATGGACACTGCATTAGCTGCTTTGACTAAATTTGGACCGCATCCAGCCGTTAGAGCTATGGCTGCTGCCGGATTTGCCGCAGATCAAATTGCAGAAGCCTTCGGACATAATATCTTTGGTAAAGATCCGAATGCGCTAAAATTATCTCAGGAGGCAGTATTAGAGGCAGAAAAGCTTAAACAATCTGGTAAAAGTGGTGAGCAACCAAAAGCAGATACAAAATCTTCTGTTCAGGCAACAGAGGGTTTAATGGGAGATAAGAAAGATGATAAGGGAAAAGGTGTAGAGGCAAATGTATCACAGGCATCATTCAAGAGTGAAGATGATCTTAAAAAAGAAGGTGGTTCTGTAAGTTCTGGTGGATCATCTCCAAGTCCAGCAACAGCTGAAGTATCTTCAACAAGTTCTGAATCATCTACTCCCGCACAAATATCTTCATCTCCAAAAGAAGATATGTCTAGTTCAGTTGGACCAGAACCACAAGCACAACCAAGAGTTGAAATATTACAATCTTCGGGTGAACAACAATCTGTTCCTGTGGAAGCTGCTGGAGAAGCATCTTCCATTCCAAATATAAAATCTTCTAATATTGAGAATTTTTATACATTATATTCGCAGATTAACTATAATGTGGTAGTATAAAATGGCTGAAGAATCACAAGGTCTCAATAATATAACAAAGTCGATTAGTAGTCTGAGTATTGGTGTAGCAAATGCTCAGACTAGCACGGCATCCATTACAGAAACAATCAAGAGAAATAACACTCTTAAAAAAGATGTAATGAAGAATTCTCAAAGTGTCTTTGAGAAGAGAAGAGAGGCAATCAGAAGAAGAGAACAAGAAAGTATAATTGAAGCATCATCACTATCAGGAGCGATAAGTAGATCTACAAAAATTGCTGCGGAAAGCACAAAAGGATTCTTAGGAAGAATCATGGACTTCATGGGATCTTTGATAGTTGCTTGGGCAATTAAGAATCTACCAATTATTGTTAATGTAATTCAACAAGTTCTTGATAGATCTCAAAAGTTAGTAGATATTCTTGGTAACTTTGTTAAAAATGTTGGCGGTATTTTCACTGGAATGGCGAATGTTTTGGGAGCCATATCTCAAAACTTAATATCTTTAGATTTCTTTGATTCTCAAGGAAAAGTTTCTATAGCAGTGAATGATATGCAAAATTCACACTAATGAATGATAATATAAAGTCTGCATTTGAACTTTTAAGTGAACCTTTAGATCTTAGTCCTATCGATAATTTATTTACGATGGATGGAGCAACAGAACCAGAGGCAGGAGAGGGGGAAGATGCAACAGAAACACCACCATCAACAACTACTCAACCAACAACATTATACGTTTCTCAAGGTGGAACTAAGATAACTGATCCTGGTGGTCCGGATTATGGTGAATATAGAAAAGGTGCAATGGGATCAAGAGGTAAGGCTCGTGTTCATGGTGCTGATGGAAGAACAATAGGTCATACTGGGGAAGATTATGCAATGTCTATTGGTACTCCACTGACAATGATTGCAAAAGGCACCGTAGTTGACGTTGAGACAAATGTTGCTAGAGGTGCTGGATATGGAAGATTTGTTGTCGTTCAGTTAGATAATGGAATGTATGTTAAGATGGCACACCTGGATAAGGTTTATGTGAGAAAGGGGCAAAGAGTTGGTGCTGGATCTGGACCAAATGGAACTGCTGTTGTAATTGGAACAAGTGGAGACACAGGTTTAAGAACAGGACCACATTTACACCTTGATTATTCTAAAGCATATGATCCAGCAAGTGCTATGTCGTCTCAGACAATGAATCCAAAAGGTTTCATTGAGGGTGGTGGATTAGTTATCGGATCAAAAGTTAGAGCAACTGGTCAAACTACAACGTCTTCTGGACAAACTCGGACACCTTCTTCTAGTTCTACATCTACGTCAACATCTTCTGGATCTGGAACTTCTACTGGAGGAGGGTTGGCTCCTATTCATAGGCAAGCATTAGATAAAATATCGCAGTATGAGTCTGCTACTTCTGGTGGTTATAATGCTATGAACCAGGGAACAATTCCAGATAAAAAAGGACAACAACCTAGATCTGGTCATTCGATGACAATTATTCGTAAAAACTTAACTGATATGACATTACAAGAAGTATTGGCACATCAAAGTAAAGCATTATCGAATGATCAGGGATTTATCCATGCTGCTGGTAGATATCAATTTATTGGAAAGACCTTACCTGGAGTTATTAAACGCTCTAATCTTCCTCTGAGTACAAAGTTCTCTCCAGACATACAGGATAGATTGGCAGTACAATTGATGATTGAAGCTGGTGGTCCAGGTCCATGGCTAGCAGATAAGAGAACTGGATTGCTGAGAGATGCTGCTGGTATGGATCTAATAAGAAGAGCAGCTAAAACTCCATTGGGTAAAGTGTCGTCAGCAAATGTAGCATCATCAATATCTCTTCCAAATCTCCAAAAACCAAATGGTAGTAATAGAATCAGTGTTCCGATGCCTGCACAACAACCACAGGCTTCTACATCTTCTGGAGGTGGTGGAATTATTGATACACTATCCAATGCTGGACAAGCATTAAATAGATTTATAACTCAACGTTTCCTAACCAATCTCTAAAAATAAATGTCAAAAACAAAGTCTGAATTTGAAGAGTTAATTATAGAATCAAATAATGGATCTAACTCTGTTGATATTACTAGAGGTGCAAGATCTATTGATTATTATGAAGACATATTTTCTCCAATCATAACCGTAAAGATCACTGTAATCACAACGGGTGATGCTGTTGCTGGAAAAGATGGTAAGGGTGCAGGAATTTATAATGGTCTTCCACTTAGGGGTGGTGAACGAGTTGCGATGAAGATAGCAGCAAATTCATCTACAAATAAAGCACTAGATTTTTCTACGAAGGTTCAGGACTATCTTTATGTTTCTAGTATTACGAACGTCGTAAGTGAAGGACAAAAAGAAGCATTTACTCTGAATTTAGTTCCAAGAGAAGCAATCACAAATGAAACTATTAGAGTATCTGGTAAATATCCAACAAGTGCTCCAATAGATGTTTCGGTCAAAAAGATCATAGAAGACTATTTAAAGACCGATAAACCAGTAGTTGTTGATCAAACTTCAAATACTTATGGATTCTATGGTAATCTTAGAAGACCATTTAATGTATTGGTGTGGTTAGCATCAAAAAGTGTTCCGAAAATTCAAGGTGCTACTGCTGGATTTTTATTTTTTCAGACACAAGACGGATTTAACTTTAGATCCATTGATGAACTTATCTCAGAAAATCCAAAGGCAACATATAATTACACCGATGTTAATAAGAGTAGCACAGAAGAGAATAATGATTTCAACATTCTAACTTATACGGTAGAGCGAAATCAGAATCTTCTTGAAAAATTAAGACTGGGTGCGTATTCTAGTTTTAGAATGGGATTTAATCTCTATGATGGAACATTTACAGATCCTCAGAAAGGTGTGTTTGCACAAAAAGATTATCTTGGAAAAACAAAGAACTTAGGAAAAGAACCAGAATTGCCAAAGATATCTAACAGTTCGAATCAAACTCTTGGCGATATACCAAGTAGAATTATCACTCAAGTCATTGATGTTGGAACAATGGAGAAAGGAGTTTCCACTACTCCAAATGCAGATCCATTTAAGTATCAGTCACAGTCAGTGATGAGATATAACCTACTCTTCACTCAGACTTTGAATATGACTGTTCCTTTGAATACTAATCTAAGGGCTGGTGATATTATTGAATGCCAGTTTCCAAAAATTAGTAGAGGTGGAGTTGGTGAATATGACGATGAGCAAAGTGGTCTATATATGATTAAAGAACTGTGTCATCATTTTGATGATGACTATTCTTTAACTTCTATGAAACTTGTACGAGATACCTACGGCAAATACGGAACTAATAACAAATAATGGAAGAATCTTTACTTAGAACTAATTTTATTGGGCGAGATGGATTCATTTGGTGGATCGGACAAATCGCTACGGAAGAGTCTTGGTCTCAGCAAGCTTCTGGTGAGGGATGGGGAATAAGATATAAAGTTCGTATTATGGGGTATCACCCAACAAGTGAGGTAGAACTTAAAGATGAGGATCTTCCTTGGGCACAAGTTATGGTGACCTCTGGAACTGGATCTGCAAACACTTTCGAAACAGTTAGATACAATCAAGGGGATGTTGTAGTTGGATTCTTCCTTGATGGTGATAATGCACAACTCCCAGTTATTATGGGAGCGTTTGGTAATTCCAAGGCAAAACTGAGTAATGATCAACCAGGACCATTTAAGTCATTCTCTGGTTACAGTAAATCTATGAAGAAACCTTCAAAGACATCTTTGAAGGCGTCTGATGTTGGAGATCAAAGTTCAAATTCCAACCCATCACCAAGAAATTTACCTCCAGCAAAAGCAGTTAAGCAAAAACCAGATAATCCTGCAACTTATACTACAAGTGATGGTAAAGTAATTTCTCTTGCTTCTACAAATGATGAAGAAGAAAACAAAGGAGTCAAGGGAATAATTGCTAAGATTACAAATGCAATTCAAGGATTTGTAGAAGATCTTCAGAATTTTAAAGCAAAAATTGATCAGGGTATAGATTTTGCTAGAGACTGGATCAATGAACAAATTGATGATAGAGCAGAACAAATTACCAAACTAGCTTCTGGTTTGATCAGTGGTATGGTAACTGGAATATTTACGAAGTTTGCTCCAATTCTGGGACAAGGACTTAATTTCCTGTATGCGGATGTGTTTGGGAAAGTTTTAGCAGCAACTGGGAATCCTATCATTGCTCATGCTGGTGGAGTCGCAGCACAAACAGCGACTCTTCCTGGAGTTAAAGCAATATCTGATTTGATTGGATGTATAGTCAATCAAATTTTAGGTAAAGTAACAGGTCTTGTCTCTGATATTTTAAAGTCGGTAGCAGAAAATATTCTTAATTTTGCGGAGTGTATTGCAGACCAAACTGTTGGAGCACTTTTGAATGGAATCATCTCATTCTTGAATGATGGTATTCTTCCGGTTCTAGGAGGAATTTCAAAGATTTTACAATTCTTCGAGAATTTTAACTTTGAAGATTTTATGAGAGACATCTTTGATAGTGTTCTTGGCCTTCTTGGTCTTTCAAGTTGCAGTAAGAAAAAGACAAAAAATAAGTATGGTGCTTCTAAGTATAGACTTGGATGTGGTCCAGTCAAAGACAAGGATGTTGATATTGAAAAGATAATGTCTATAGCAAACCAGGCTAAGTCTGATGGTAAACAATTAGCAAATGCTGGCGCGGCATTAGAAGGAGTTCAAGGTATTGTTGGATCGTTTGGATTCTTTAGTAATGCGATTAGTGATCCAGAACAGTTCATTGGAGATCCTGGATCTTGTTTTGCTGGAATTCCCAAAATATGCTCACCACCCAAAATTAATATCTTTGGTGGTGGTGGAATAGGTGCAGAGTGTATTCCTATCTTTGGGGCAGTTGTTGGATCTGGTGACGATAGAACTGGTAGTATTATAGATGTGAAGATCACAAATCCTGGTAGTGGATATACATTCCCACCATTTATTGAAATATCTGATGAATGTGATCAGGGATATGGATGCGTTGCGAGAGCAATTGTTAAGAACGGACAGTTACAGTCTGTTTATGTAATATCAGAAGGAGAAAATTATCCAGTTGGGGATGTTATTCCATATATTGTGGATACTGTGACTATTGCTAATCCTGGATTTGGATATCAAGAGGGAGATAGAGTCGTTGATAATCTTGGTAATGAGTATAATGTAACAATCCAGTCTGGTTCAATCACTAAGGTATCGCCAATAAATAGTCTTGATGTAACATCAATGCCTATTCTGCAAGTTATATCTGATACTGGAACGGAAGCTGCATTATATCCAAATCTGGGTCAAAGACCTGATTTCCAAGGTGAAGTTAAGAAAGTAATTGATTGTGTAACCTAACATGGCGGAAAGACCTAATCAAGATTGGAGCACAAGATTTTTAAAGTCTCTTGGACCAAGATTTAGATACGAAGTTAATAATCCCCAGATGGGTTGTGGCGGACCAGATGTTTATAGAATGTATGGTGTCGCAACAGATGGATCTAAGTTTAGTATCGGTGCAGACGAAGCAGGAAAACTCAAAGTAAATAGCGATCAATCTATTGAAATTGTTGCCGGATCCCAAGCTTCAAAGGGTGGTGAAGATATTTTAATCACTTCATTGAATGGTAATATTTCCATCGTAGCAGATAAGAATGGAAATATAAAAATCAATGGTAGTAATGTTTTAATTAATGCGGAAAATGATCTAGATATTATCGCTGGAAATGATATTAACATCAAAGCAAATAATATCAATTTCAATGCGAACAGAATGGATACCGAAGCATTAGATGGAAATATGATTCCATTCTCTAAGACCTGGATTGCGAGAGTATATGATGGAACCTTTATCGGTGCCGACGTAATCGCTCAATTTATCGGTAGATTAGTCGGAGGAGGATAAAATGTCTGTAAATATTACTGGACAGGAGTCTTGGTTCAATAAAGATGTAAGAGTATTCGGTTGTCTTTATGTAAATGATTCTTGTGGGGTTATATTTACTTCTCCGAATGGAACACAATATAATATTGTAGCAACAAATACAGGAATACAGTTTGGTACTGTAGGAATTGGCGGCGGCGGTAGTGGTTTAACTAGCAGTAGTATTACCATAGTCAACAGTGATGGTGATACCTATAATATTGCTGCAACTGCAGATGGCATATCATTTCAAACACCAGATACCGATGGTGACGGAGAACCAGATAATGGGTATGTTGATATAACAGCCAATAGTTTTACAAAGGTTAGTGGATTATCTTCAGAATATCTGATGGCTGACGGGTCAGTATCAAGAAGATATGTTGGTGTTGGAGTTGGATCTACTCCTAGCGGCACTTCTTTAGGTAACAATGGTGATATTTGGTATACTCTCTGCTGATTATGACTTGCACTGCATATTATAAACACGATGATAATTGGGAAGAAGTATGTGATCTTTATGTAAAACATGAAGATGCATGGAAAGAAGTTTGTTCTGGTTGGATAAAAAATGAAGGTGCTTGGGAACCTTTTTATGTAACAAATTCACCAACAGTTGAGTTTGTTGTCGTAGCAGGTGGTGGAGGTGGAGCATCAAACGACGTTGGATATGACCCTGCTGGCGGTGGCGGCGGCGCTGGAGGTTTTCGTGCAAGTGTAGGTGCAGCTCTAACTTCTGGTAGAAATAGTAATCCAGAACCAGCATTAAAACTACAAGTTGGTGTAGCACACACTATTAGTATTGGTGGAGGAGGTAGTCCTGGAAATGGTGACTATGCTCGTGGAGGAACTGGTGGTAACAGTCAACTAGCTGGTATTATTTCTCTAGGTGGTGGTGGTGCTGGATACAACGGTAATCAACCTTGTGGAAACACATCTTGCACAAGAGGTAAAGATGGAGGATCTGGTGGTGGTTGTGGATATCAATCAATACCTGGATGTGGCGAACCTGGACAAGGTTTTGATGGTTTCCAGTCAGGTGGACAAGGATCTGGCGGTGGTGGTGCAGGAGAAGGTAGCGATCATTGTGAGGGTGGTAGCAGCCTTGGACAACAAGCAGGTGGTGATGGTCTTCCAACCGATATTTCTGGAACAGAAACTCATTATGCAGGTGGTGGTGGAACTGCTAACCAACCTGGAGGTATCGGTGGAGGTGGACAAGGTGGAATCAACACAGGAGGGCAACCAGGAACCGCAAATACTGGTGGAGGCGGTGGCGGATCTGGTAATATTGGGGCACAAGGTAGACCAGGAAACTCTTTCTATGGAAATGGACAACAGGTTGCAGGATCTGGGGGATCTGGTATTGTTGTTTTCAGAGTTCCTAACTTATATCAGGCAACATTTACTGCCGGAATGACAGTAAACGGACAGACATCTGGATCTTCTTTTGCACCGACACCAAATACAGCAGTTTCAGGGTATAATATATACACCGTTACTGGTGGAACAGGATCATTTACTTTATCAAACTAATATGGCACATTATGCTCTTTTAGATCAAGATAATATTGTTATCAATATTATAGTTGGAAATGACGAGACTGATGAAATAGACTGGGAAAAAATATATGAAGATAATACTGGACTAAAGTGTAAAAGAACGAGTTATAATACTTTTGGGGGGGAACATCGTCAGGGTGGAATACCATTCAGAAAAAACTATGCCAGTTATGGACATAGTTATGATGAAGATAGAGATGCTTTCATTCCTCCAAAACCATATGAGTCTTGGATTCTTGATGAAGAAACATGTCTTTGGATACCACCGATACCAGATCCTAGTGTAGAGGGAGATTATTATTCTTGGAATGAGGAAACCGTTAGTTGGGAACGAATTCCAGATGACATTGTTGCCGAATACATGAGAAATCTGGAAGAAATGAGGCGTCAAAACCCTTGACACCTGACTCCAGATGCCCTATAATACTCAGGTAATCAACAGAACACCCATGAGCACCGCACAAGAAACCGTCCAAGGTATTGTGATTGATGTCTGCACTCGCTCTTTT